ACAAGATAGTAGTATTGTACAGTGTAACCTGTATCTATCATCTCGTCGTCGCCCGCGAAGAACTCTCCACCTTCGTCGCTGTACTCGAATAGTTCTGCCTTTAATTTATATGTATAGTTCTTACCTAACTGGTAGAATGGTTCTTCATGCTCTACAAATTTTATCTCAAAGTAATTAGATGAGAGTGGGAAGTATATTAAATCTCCTTCTTGTGGTCTTTCTCCTACCTCAATGTCCTGATCTAACAATAGGAACTGAGATATAAGATCACTAAATCTCTGCTGTGATATAACCATAGTTATCTCATCAGTCTGTCTGATACCAAACTTAGTCAATAGATCTCCACCACCTTGGAAACCATCAAAGTTTTCTAGGTATGCTTCTATAATATATGAGTCATCAAACTGTGATACTACCTCTTCATTGAAGACATTATCTTTTGCTATCATCTGTCTAGGAATGTATAACACATCCATACCAAACATCTTGATATACTCTTCAACAAGGTTCTGCTGAAGGAACTGCTCGTTACGAGTACCGTGTGTGAAGAATACGTTTCTTGCCATTATCCAATCATATCGTAAGGAGGTATTTCATAAGTAGTTAGCATTTGATCTTCGATCTTATCTAACTCATTCTGTGCTTGTTGATATATCTCATCACCATTCATAGTGATACCACCAGGTAACTGAGCACCCTTGAACTTACTAAGGTTCTGACCCCACTGTCTCTTGATAAGTTGTGTGATATATCTCTTGACAAAGATGTCATCATATAGTGTGGTGAACGATGATGGATCTAATGCTCTATAGCAATCAAATACTATAAAGTCTCCATCGTTTACATCGGTCTTGAAGTCAAGATCCATGTATAACCTGTCTCCTCTTGTCTGAAATCTTATCTGTTTCTGTCCTTCTAGTAGGAAGTATATATCTTCTAATCTTCTGTTCACCATTTCATATGTAAGAATCTCAGTCTGAGTTAGATCCCAGAGATCATTTAATCTCCACTGGTATCTTACGTCAAACAAGTTAGTAGTATTCTTAGATGTGAAATCAAATATCTTAATGACTGAGGTGACATGCTCAGGCATGGTGATGAAGTTATTCTGTGTAAAAAACTCTCCTGCTCTAGCTCCCACCTGTGTTATAGTCTCTGTAGTATCTTCGGTCATGGCATCTACTGTTGCCTGATCAAACTTATACTTTAGGAAAGTTCTGATATAACCATCGCTAGCTCTCTCATTGAAGAACTGCATGGTGTCATCTATGAGATCATCTATCTGATCATCATCGACGTTTATTTCTAGGACGGGTGCTCCTAATTTTCTTAAAGCATACTCTGCTAGAGTTGCTCTACTACTTGGTTTTGCCATTAGATTGTGTCCACGTTAAATCTCACCCTTACATAATATGTAGTTGTAGGTAACAGTGTAACGTCACCTGGTAACGTATAAGACTGTAAGTTAGTTGAGTTTCCTAACGATTGATGTTCAATGTCAGTGAATGTCTCTGCTGCTGAGAACTGCCAGTCAGTAGAGTTATGTCCGTATCCAGTCTTGATCTCTGGAGTGAGAACATTGATTGTAGGATTGAATGCGGGTGTAATAGTTTGTATATCTGGTTGATCTACTACAGGAGTAGAGAAGGTTACAGGAGTTGAATAGTTACTCAATAAACCTGCGTTATCTTTAAACTTGACTTGAACTGAATAAGTTACTTGGAAGTCAAGTGTACCAGCTGGTACTGTGAATGTAGTCAAGTTACCAGTATCACCACCTGATAGATCAGGAACTGTGATAGTAGCAGTATCATATACAGTCACGTTATCTGCTGTTCTCTTAATCAACCAGTATGATGCTGCGTGTGCTGATCCTGCGTACTGTGAAACAAATGCTCCAGAAGTAAACGTAGGTTGTCTATTGAATGTCAAGTTAGTTGTTGGGTCTATATTGACAGTCATGGAAGCAGCTGCTTCTACAAACTCAGATTCATTAACAGTTAAGTTAGCAGCGTCTGATGTAATTGATATAGCATTAGAGTTAGACAATACACAACGATACTGATTGTTTACCGTTGGGAATGGCATCGCAGGTGTAGTGTATGATGCTGCTGTAGCACCAACAAGAGTAGACCAGTTACCACCACTGTCTTGTGATCTCTGCCACTGATAGTTTATAGATCCACTGGTAATAGAAGCAGTGATACTATATGTTGCTGTCTGTCCTTCAATAATTGTCTGTGCCTGTGGTTGTTGAGAGATAGAAAGAACTCTAAGAACTGTCTGTACAGCATAGGTTGTGTCTAAAGTTGTTTCCGCACCTACTAGAGATAATGTACACTTGAATCTGTCATCATTATCATCAGCAAATACTAGAGCTGGAGTGGTGTAGGTAGCATTAGTAGCACCTGGTATAGTATTGTAGTCTACGCCATTGTCAGATTTACTCCACTGGAATGTATGAGTACCACTGGATGTTGTACCACCTGCTGTATAAGAAGATGTGCCTCCCTCATTACCTGTTGCGTTAACTGGTTGTACAGATACTTGATGTGTTCTGTATACAGTCAAGAGAGCAGGGTTGGTAGTTGCGTCCGATGTAGAACCCACAGCAGATAACACACAACGATATCTACCATTGTGATTAGCCGCGTATGTCAATGTTCCTGTTACATATACAGCACCAGTAGCACCAGATATGTCAGTATATTCTTCAGTAGTTGTTAAACTATTACCCTGACCTGTATGGTAGTGACACCAATAGTAAAGAGTCGCGGGTGCGTTTGAAGGTACTATCCATTCTATTGTCTTAAGAGTAGCAGAACCAAATCCACTAACATACTCTGCCATAGTTTTAGTAACACCATCTAACTTATAGGTAACACCCATCATGTAGTGTCCGCTACCATTGTGGTCTCCATCAGGACCAGTACTAAACATCAATGGATGCTCTTGAGTATTATAGGTAGCATTAGATGAATCAGATTGATCAAAGATATATGTCTCTCCTCTTTCAAACTCAACTCCAGATGGTTTCTCTACACCATCAAAGTAGAATACACCTGTTGCCTGACTACCAACGGTATCAACACCAACTGTGACTGCCACTGTTTTACCACCGTCTTTCTTCTGCCACTGGTATGTGACTGAGGGTGCGTGGTCAGAATATATTGAGTTGTATAGCTCTGGATCAGCAGCAGTTTGTTCTGTAGCACTGTTTCCACCACCAGCAGGTGTTACCCAGTTACCAACTCCAAAGGAAGAGTTGAGTAGGGAAGTAATTTCTTGGTTCTGTACTGAACCCGCACAAGTAAATGTAGCAGTCTGTCCTTCATTCTTAGTTGCGTCACTAGGATCAGCAGTTACAGATACAGTAACTGTTTCTACCTGTAAGGTAGCAGCGTTAGAGAATATGTTTGAAGCACCAGCTGCTGATATTAAACAACGATACTGATACTCATCATATTGATTTGATAATGTTGGGGTTGTATATGACGCACTTGTTGCTCCACCAATACTTGACCAGTCTGCTCCATCATTCAATGATACCTGCCATAGGTAATTGATGTCAGAACTATCTCCATCAGATATACTAGCAACAACTGAGAAATTTCTAGTGCCACCAACAGATCCTGTAGTATTTTGTGGGTGAGTATCTACTGTTAGAGTTCTTGTAACTGTTAACTGAACACTGCTAGATGTTACTTCATTACCACCAACAACACTGACTCTACATCTAAAGTAGTCTCCATTGTCAGCATTGAAGGAAGCTGGAGGTGTACCACCACTATCATATGTGGTAGCAGTAGTTACATATGATGAAGAAGTTGCTCCCGCAATCTGGTGCCATACAGTATTGTCTTCTGATTTATCCCAAGCATATCCTAGTGTAGCTGTATCAGCAGTAGCAGCAGTGATAGTAAATGTAGCAGCAGCTGGTGCGACAGCTGACTGTGGTGTTGGTTGACCTGATATTGTTATTACTCTGTTTACTGTTAATGTAGCAGCGTTGGAAGTTGTATCAGATCCTGCTGAGTTAGCACTACATACACATCTGTACTGCCATCCATTGAATGCGTACTGATCGTCTACAGTAAGTGTATCTGATGTCTCTCCACTATGTCCTCCTAGACTACTAATGCTTGTCCACGCACCACCTGTACTATACTGCCACTGGTAGTTGATAGTACTACTGTCAGATATACTTGCGTTAATAGGACCAAACTGTGCGTTGGTTCCTGCTCCAGCTTCTATCGTTACATCAGATGGTTGATCTCCAATCGTGATGATAACACCTGTACCAACAGTATGGAAGTTATAGTTTCTTACCTCTCCAGAACTATCCTCTGTAACTGCAATGTCATAGAATGAATCCTGATAGGATGATGTGACTGTACCAGATAGAACACCACTCGTTGTATTGAATGTCAGTCCTGTACCTGATATGTCATCACCAGAAAGAGTATATGCCTCTCCTGAGTTAAATGTTTCATTAGCATAACTCTTAAACTCGTCAACACCTATGTCTAAACTTGGAGTGCTATTGTGAGCAAATCCATCACCACCTATTTTACCTGTGGTTACTAGATTACCTGTACCAGTTCCTTGTGTTGTTTTGATATACAGTGGATGACTAGATCCTGCTGTAGTATCGAATACTAGAATGTCACCTACTGTAGCATTTATTCCTACGTCATTACCACTTTGTCCTGCTGAGGTATTTGCCTGAACAGTAATAGTATTGTACATATTGTTGTGAGCAGTACACTGATAGTAGTATACGCCAGGTGTTACGCCAGTTGTAATCCACTTGACAGTACCAGATGCTGATGCTCCACCACCTGTATATGTACCTGTTGACACCTGATTACTTGAACCAGTTCCCTGTACAGTCTTGAAAACAGTTGGGTGACTGCTACCCGCATTCATATTAAAGTTTATTGTATCACCAACCTGTACTACAATAGCGGGGTCATTACCACTCACTGAACCAGATCTATCGGAACCAGATATGATATAGTCTTGACTACCACTAGCAGTGACAGCAAAGTTATAGGTATTGGTTATAAGGTTTACATTTTTTTCTGTTAGAGTATAGTCGCTACTACCAGACGCTGTTACGTCCCAATATCTTTTGGCACTACCACCTGATCCAGTAAGCGAAATGGTACCATACATGTCATTGTGAGCACTACATTGATAGTAATAGTTACCAGCTGTGACTCCTGTTGTATCCCAGTATATTCTTCCATTAGTGACACCTTGTCCTCCTGATTGACTTATAGACCCGTTGTAGTACCATGTGATAGTCTTAGAGATGTATCTAGTAAACAGTCCTCTGACCTTACTAATTAAAGCAGTTGTCTGACTATAGTCAAAGTCAACACCTGTGTCTACAGGTATCTGATTGATAGTACGACCTGTATGTCCTGACTCTTCTGAGTCTAACTCAGCATATAATGCGACGTTACCGAATGAAGGTCCGTCAGTTCCTTCATGTGTATCAGATATAATACACGCATAGTTGTTATCTCCACCACCTACTTCATTACCTGTACCACTGTTAACTACAGTGATTTCAATATAGTTATTAGCAGCATCCTGTCCTGTGATACCATACCATGTCTGAGACTCTTCTTTAATGTTAAGACCACCAACTGATAGTGAGCTTGCTGCGACTCTAAACTGTAACTTCTTACCAATCTTGTTCAGGAAAGCACTTGAATCTATTGCGTTGTAATATATTTTGATGATATTACTACCACTACTGACTGCGAATGGGTCAGTGGGTAACTTATACTCATGTGCTGTGTTAGTAGGATATGCAGTTGTACTGACAGCTGCGAAGTTACCAGCATCTCCTGCCCCTCTAATCCAGTTCTTACACAATACTGGTAGTGTACCTGTACTATGTGTATAATTGTTAGCTGCTATGAACTGAGCAACTACACCTGCTGTGATAGGACCTGAGAACGATGTACCGCCTATGTTGCTGTAGTTTGATACTGATGTATAAGGAGTATTAGTAGTCCAGTTATAGTTTGGTACTGTTATGTGTTGACCTGGTGCTGTAACTGTTACACCTGAACCATAGTTAGAGAAGTCTGCCCATCTGTCATTATAGTCTGTAGCACCTACAGAGATAGACGCGATATTTGTATCAACTGTGTTGACATCTCCGTCTGGATAACCTGCTGATCTAGTTCCTGCTTGGAATCTACCTTGTAGAGGTCCTAAGAAACTATCACTAGCATCTTTAAATCCGTTACCTGCTGATCT